ATCACACCAAAGATAGTCCCTAAGCCTTTTACTGTTTCATTCTTCATACTAAATCTCCTAGTTGTACTTTAGGATAAGACTCATTCTTAACAATCTTCCCATCTGTTCTTCGTTGCACTGTACCATCAGGTTGTACACATCGTCCCACGTTATTAGAGTGGACCCTACGTACAGCTTCTTCTAAGTCCCACTTCTTGTAGCCTGCATAGTTGTAGATTAACCCTAGTACTCTCTCCAGTAGCATATGCTCTCGCTTAACTGCACCACAGCCATACTCCTCTAGCCATAGGTCCATAGCATCTTGAATAGCCATATCACCTGTTAGCTGTTCTGCTGAGGGAACCAACATAAAGTCAACCACACGAGCATAACCATAGATTACATACACTAGGTCAGATAGCTCCTTCAGTTCCTTTACAGGTTCGTGTCCACCGATCTCTTTCTTCCATTCGGTATACTCCTCTTCAATCAAGGTCAGGTACAGTTGTTTAGTACCCTCCTGACCTGTGATCTTAGCGAAGTCATTGACCATCTTTCTTACACTCATGTTATCTTCCTAATCATTATCGTGGTGCATATTCATCTCGAAGAGCCTCAAGACTAATAAATTCTGGATCATAAGTTCCGTCTTCAACTCCTCGTAGGTAGATAATTCCAGGCCACCAGAGGTTATTACAAGTGCCTGCCCATCCTGCATCATAGTCTTGGAATACGCCCGCGACAAGGCCCATGATCTTCTTGCCATTTGAACTAGAACGTACAGCCCAATCGACAGTATGACTGTGAGCAACAACACAGCTACTATAGTTCTTGGAAAGTAGACTAGCAGCGTGATGTTCACCACCAATAGGCCGACCCATAAGACCGCTGACAAGAAAATGAGAGAACGAAATGCCATCAGCGGTATAGATACCTGGTGTTTGTCCTTGGTAGTAGACCACCTCATTATGATAATCCTTTAGTTGGTAATTCTTGTAGCTTACCCCGAACTTATCCCCTTGTAGCTGAGGATCATACTCAATGACCTTCTTAAGTCTATGCTCATGGTTGCCCTCAAGGAAGATACTGGTGGGCTTCTTCTTCTTAGCCTTCTTAATTGGGTGCCACATACGGTCTAGGAAGTCCAAGCCTGAACTAATGTCTTTCTCATAAGATGCTCCTGAAAAGGATGCCTTACCCTTGTCGTAGCTGCTAAGAGAGGGCATATCGAATGTGTCCCCCATGTTAACCACAACATCAGGCTTACGGTCCAAGATGAATTGTCCTAACCAGTCTGCCCTATCGTTGTTATGATCTGGGTGGGCATGTGGATCAGGTAGAATTAAATAATCTTTAGTCATGTGGTATTTCCTTCTATCACGATAGGTTCAATGGATTGCTTAAAGTGCCTTACCCATGTGAACGCTTCTTCTACTGTTTCAAAGTACCACTCTACGTCAGATACCTGATCGTTGTACTCCAACTTGACTAACAAGTAAGCCTCAGCTTCATAAGGACCATCCCAGTTAACACCTAAGTCACCTTGTGTATATGGCCCATCTAGTACACTGTGGATGGTTATGTTAGTATCTTTAGGTACGTCTTTATCTTGTAGTGTAGCCGATACACCCGATATATCCATACCCTTACGGGCCAACTTAAGGCCGAACTCTATTAGCCATAGGCCAAACTTTACTTTCATTCTAGTAACCAACTTTCTGGGATTATCTTATCTGAGTACAGGAACCCATGCTTATCACACCAGTCACCATAAGTATTCTTACTCCCTTTATAGAGCTTAGACTTACTGTTACTAAAGACGAAACGTATGTCTAACTCGGGGTGTTGCTTCTTAACCAATAGATGTTTCGCTCTATCGGCACTTACGAACCTACCCTTGCCTTCAATGATGATACCATTGTGTAACTCAAAGTCAGGTGTGTAGGTAGAAGGCTTACGCTGGTACTTGATCTTTAGGTTCTCATACTCGTAAGTGTACCCCTTTTCCTCTAGGTGTTTAGCTATTCGGTGTTCTAAGCCTGACCTGAAGTCATCCCTCTTACAAGTCATTCAGGAGGCTCCCACATCTGCCCATCGTAGCGTCTAAGCCAAAGTAGCCTAGCGTTCTCTAGTACCCTATCTACGTCTCCATCATAGGCATCTACACAAGCTTTATATAACTCTTCTTCTGTAGTCAACCCCTCAAGTAACTTACCAGCCTTAACTGGACCTACCCTATGGATGCCTTTTATGTTATCAGCATTGTCTCCTGTAAGTATCTGAGTGTAGAAGTACTTACGTGCCTCATCCTCAGTTGAATACTTCCATGTACTCTTGACGAAGTTAAACATCCAACATGGGACAGTTAAGAAGTCCTTGTCGATACTACAGATAACAGTTGACTTAGGATCACCCATAGTAGCAGCCATAGCGATTAGGTCATCAGCTTCTTCCCCTTGTGATACTACAGCACCCCACTTATTAACTAGGTGGTCTCTAGCTGCTGGTAGGTTAGTAGGTTTAGCTACATCCTTTCGGTTCCCTTTGTACGGTGCAGTCTTAGCTACCTCATATCGGAAGTTATCTTTCCCTGTTAGATAGCACTCTAGGTTGTTACTAGAGGGAAAGGCTACTGTCTCACCTATGATATACTCCATTAGGGCTTCAACCTTATCAATGGTATCCTTAGGTGGACTTCCTTCCGTTCCTGCTGCTGCTCTGTAGGCTACAATGTCAGCATCTACGATTGCTTTAGTTACTTTCTTAGGCTTCACACTATAGTACTCCTTCTACTAGCAATGGTGCTGACACAGGAAACTGCTTCTTTAGTTCCTCGTACACCTGTTGGGCCACCAGTCGTGTCTCATACTGTGTGTCTGGTGACAGTCGTAGCTTACACATATTCGCAAAGGCCCCCAGTGTACCACTCCATGTCCATGCTGTCATCAAGTCCTGTGGTAGGTGACCCCTAGCCTGCTCAGGTGCAATTCCATCAGTAATCATACGGTTATACGTATCAATAGAGTCAGAGTTTCTTGCATCAACCTCAATCTGCCACACACAGGAGTTCTCGTGTACACCACCAGACCCTTGCTTTACATCTACAGCTTTACTCCTGTACTTATGTTGATAGAACTCCACATCATCAGTAATATACCTACGTGAGTACTCACTCATAATCTGGTACTCATGCTTAACCAAGTGACGGTTAACAAAGATAGGAGCCTTAATCTCAAAGCTAAAGAACGAGTGGTTGAAAGGTGTGTCGTGAGTAGGTGTGTTACGCCATTCCCATAAGCTTTTAGTTAATTCCTCTTTGTTACCACCTTCGTTGGAGATATAACCAGAGTTCCAAGCACCTTCATCAGATACTCTATCCAAGAACTCCTCAAAATCACCAGCAGTCATACCCCTAGCCAAGAACTCTAGCAACCGCTTGTCTTTGTCCTTGAGTACCCCCTTAAAGTTTGTATTCGTCAGCACCCTTTCATAACCATCAATGAAGACATCCACGGTTTTATCCTTGGTGTTTTCCCACTCACTACGCCTACCAAAGCTCTTACGTGCAGCGTTGACCACCCCCAAGTCTGACCCTGTAGGTGGTACATCAGGGTTTAGTTGTACAATAATCTGTTCACTCATTAGTACTCACTCCATGTCTGTGCTGACCTACCATCACAACACCCGATACGCTCAACATCTGTGAACCCAGCAGACCGCATAGCATCAGCAAGGAAGTACAGCATGTCTAGCTTAGTGAACTCCTCAAGGGTACGGGTGATTACTACCTCCCGCTCCCCTGTGGTTACATCACCTTCGAAGTAGCTTAGTTGTACTTTAGTTACTGACAATTAAAAGTCCCCCTGAGATTCTGGTACAAATGGTACATGCTCAACTACCTTAACTGCAAGCATCTCACTAATCTTATCGTCCCATACGTTCATCTTAACTACAACCTTACTGTCATTACCTACGTTACCATCTACCTCATAGTCCCAAGGTTCAATACCATCGTCAGTCTGCTTAACCACTGTAGGTGGTCCCATTAGTACACCAGGCTCACCAGTCTCTTTGTCTTTGAACTTGGGGTTGAAGTTCTTACGAGTACACTTGTAGTAAACATTCCCATCATCGTCCTCTTTCCAAAGCTGACCCACAAGGTCTTTATTTGGGATACCATCAGCGATAGCCTGCTTCTTAGCTTCCTTAGTCATAAAGAGGTTCAATACGAACTGCCCCTTAGTGGACTCAAGTTTGACACGCGCTTTTGAACCTTCTGGGAGATTAGAACCCATGTCTTGTTGCCCCTCGAAGATACGAGCATATTGGGCAGTGCCTTCCATGTATATGATAGTCATTCTTTAGTATTCCTTTAGTTTGTTTTCTGTGATGCCCTAGTATAGTATATAAAGACCTTTTTGACCTTAGATACAAGGGCTTGTTGGTTATTAAGTCTGAGTGTTGCTCTTATGTTACGTTAGTGTACTGCTGCATAGGATTCCCCGAATTGAATGTCACTTGTGATCTCCACGTTTAGCTTAAGTGTTTCATTTACTTCTCTCATAGCCTCCTCAAGTAGCTTCTTGTGTTCCTCTTCTTTACCTAGTGGTACATAGGATAAGTGTTCATCGTGGTACTGCAATGAGAAATTAACACCTTTGTCTCTACACTTCATTACCCATAAGTCAAACACAAAAACACCTGTGCCTTGGTTTAGGGTACTGAAGGTATCCTTTTCGTATCTTAGGCTATAGTAGAAGCCACTGACAGGGTTCTTAAGGTACATAGACCCATCCTTGAGCGTCTTAATGAACTGAGCCTTAGCGATCTTATTAACCGACCAGTTACGTTGCCAGTAAGCATCCAAGAGGTCTTTACACTTAGCTACAGACATACCTGTTGACCTACTTAGAGTAAGCTCACGTACACCATAGACCCCAGCGTAGTTAGCTGGCTTAAAGATATTACGTACAGCCTTAAGCTCAGGTGCCTTACCTTGGTTGTATAAGTCGATCTGCTCTTGTGTTACCTCCCCTGCATGTTTGGCTAGGTCCAAGTGTTCATCGAAGCCTTCAGTACTCATGTCAGTCACATAGTCAGGATCATAGTCCCACATGTAATGACGCTTGGTGCAACTCTCAAGGCTGCTTACATCAGCACCACACACAGTAGTACCCTCTTGTGCTACGATACACCCCCTGATCTCCTCACCCCAAGGGCTACCCACTTTAGGTAGGTTAACAATAGGGCTTCTATGCTTAAGGCGTAGGGTATTCGTAAGTCCACCAGCACTAGCTATAACCTGACCTTCCTTAGCACTCGCTACGAACGCCTTAAAAATACTCATGCGGTGTGTAGCTACAGTAAGACCTTCTAAAACTTCAATACCTGGCTCCTTAGCCTTAAGCTTCAAGACACTATCAGTAAGTTCACCCTTACGAGGGTCACTAGCACTACTGTAGCGCACCTGTTCGATCTTCTTCTCTTCCCCAGTTAGTTTGTTCCTATCGTACTTGTACGTACAGGGCTTCCAACCTAAGCTGTAGAGCCACTCCTTAACTTGGCTAGGGCTATTAGGGTTTCCATCCTCCCAGCCTTCTACAATGGTTACAGTCCCCTCTGTGGTGCTAGGTAGACACTGTTCCTTGAGTAGCTTGTACCATGCCTCCCCAAGTGCGCTAAGAGTACCATCCTTCTTCTGCATTACCTTAGGTTTGTTCTTATACTTTTCAATAGGACGCTGAGGCATAACCTTAGCTAGAGCAATAGTCTTTTCACTCTTGATAGCCTCAAGTTCATTGTAGTGCCTTTGGGCTTTCTCTACGTCTACTGTTAGTGGGTTAGCCTCTTGCTCTCTGAGGCAGTCCTGCTTGAAGCTTAGGTAGCGCAGGAATCGTCTGATGTCATCCGATAGTTCATCCATCGTATATCTCCTGTAACTTCTTACGTTGTTTCTGCCATAGCCACCAGTTGATCTTAACGTCAGACTCACACCGATGCTTCATCTGTTCGTAGGTTACGTCTTCCCAGTTGTCAACCACAGGCTTAGGTACTCCACTAGCCTCTTGGTAACTACCTAAGCCATGTGACTTACGCTCAGGCGCTAGGAACCAACTGACTGCTAGTGTATCTACATACTTCTTGTAGTCCATTGGGATACCCAAGATACGATTAACTACAGTCATATCAAATGGTACACTATTATGGCATACAAACAGAGTATCCTCTTGGTTAAAGAACTCTACCATTTCCTCGTAGGAGGCTGTGCTATGGTAAGCTTTTCCATCGTAGGTATAACTTAGGATGTGCATCTTGGTGCAGTCATAGGCTAACCCGTCAGTCTCCGTGTCAAATACTACTTCTTTCATCTTCCACAGTCTCCTCGTATGTCATACCACCCCACTTGTCACGACATGCATCCCAGCCAGCTTCGTAGGCTTGCTCTAAGAGGGATAAAACATCCCGTGACTTGGAGTAGTCCCCGTCTAAGAGGCAGTCTTGTACACTGCTGTCATCACCTTCGTCAACATTTGTAACCCATTCTTCGAAAGTCATTGGTTTTGTCCTTTGTATTCCTCAAGTGAATGAGACATAGGGATATCATCTACCCAATACTCACCACCGTCTTTAATCTCAAGTTCCCCAGCGATCTGACACGCTACTTCACGATCTAGTGTTACAGCTAGCGGGTTTTCTTCACGCATAGTGTACACTACATAAATCATCTTAGTCATTGTCACTTCGTTCCTTTCATTCGCTACGCTCATTAGAAATCTCCTTTGTTATCTGTCTTAGGCTCCTTAGGACCTTCTACCACCTTAAGTGTGTAGCTGTCAAGGTCAAAATCTAATGCACCTGCTGGTCCACTACCACCACCCACACGGTTCTTACGGCCTACGTGAACATAAGTCCTGTTGCGTTCCTCGTGTGTCTCTGCTGTCTGGTCACGCTCAAGAGTAATCTCGAATGCGGCCTTTTTAGCAATCATCTTACAGTACATGGTGTCACCATCTTCGTTAGCGTGAGCAATGGTAATGATACCTACATTCACTTCAGATGCTAGACGCGAGAGCTTACTAGAGAGGTCACTGAGTTTGCTCTCTTTATCCTTCATGTCTCCATCTACGATATCTTGAATAGGCTCGAAGAACACAAAGTCTACATCCATAGCAGCAACAAGATACTTAATACGGTCAACTAGATCGTTGTGATCTTCATCTGTACCCAAAGAGAACTGGTGCATACGCTCGGTATCTCCAAGTTCTACGAGTGCATCCTTAACGTCATCCACACGGCCCTTCTGCTCAATTAAGTCCTTCCGTGTTAGGTTGTCATCCAGCTTGTAAGATACCATACCTAACGTAGACCGAAGTTGACTTTCCTCTAAGTGCATGTATGCAAACTTGTAGGTACTGCGGGTTAGTACTTGATACTCTAGGTAACGCATGAACTCCGTCTTACCCAACCCTGTCGGGGCTACAATAACTGTGTAGTAACCTTTGTTAAGCCCTAGAATCTTCTTGTCTAAATCAGGGATACCAGTAGGGCAGTACTCAAAGTCAGGGGTATTATCATATAGATCAAGGAAGTCTTGAGATGTACACAGAATACTGTCAGGCTTAATACGTTTTGCCCCCCACCATGCACTCTTAAAAGCCTTAGCATCCCCTGCCTGTAGAAAATCATTAGCATCCTTGTGGTTACCATGCTCCATACGGTAAACCTTACCAGGGAAGATTTGAGACACTTTCTCTGCGAGTCTGTTTCCTGGTTCATCATTGTCCACACTTAAGATGATCTTATCAAAGCTGTTGAGATAACCCTTACAGTTCTCCCACAGTTTACCTGAAGGCGTAGCACTAGGGAAGCTGACCACAGGATTAGTGTAACTACTGCCAGCGGATAACATCTGCCAAGCACTAAGGCAGTCTAGTTCTCCCTCGACACACACGATACTCTTAGAGCTATTCACGGGAAATAGGTTCATACCGAATAGTTCATCAGTCTTGAACCCTTGAGTAGTGCTAAAGGCTTTCTCAGTTAGGTTACGTGTCTTAATGCCACCACTAGGGTATGGGTACTCTTGCTTGTCGCCAATGGTGCGTACACCAAACTTCTCCATAGTGCTTGAGGTGATCCCTCGTGTACCTACAAAAGAACCTTTAGTCTCTGTGATAGCCTTCAGTGTAAAGTCTTCTACTACTGATCCATTATCGCTTGCGTTTTCCAAAGGTGTTCCTTTACCTTGCCCATTTCTCTTGATCCACAGTTGACCCTTAAATAACCATGTACCAGAATCACATGACTTACAGTGGCCTTGTTCTTTTTCAGTATTCCAACAGTAGGCATCACTACTGCCACACTCTTGCTTGTCTGGACATTCTAGTTTGGTAAGTTCACTCATCTGGGTCAATCCT